TCCCGTCTACGGAAACTGTCGGTGTATGCACAAGAGTTACAATGTTAAGCGATGGATCGCACTCATCGTTTCGGTTGAAATTGTGCGCGATGATCTCAGTTCCGGCAGTAAACGCCGCGCCTTCATACAGCGAAAGCGTAACTTCCGACGCGGTTGATTCTGCTGACAGCTTTTCTTTGTAGTGATTGCCGGGGTGCAGGCCGTTCATCGACGGATCGAATGCCACAATAAACGACGCTCCTGCCGCCAAACTACTCGCCTTTGTGGCAAAACGGTAAACGTTGCCGAGCGCGGTGGTGTGCCTGACATTGTCGTTGATCACGAGTCTGCCAGAATAGTCAATCTGCCCGGCGACCCCGTCTTTGTTGGTTGGAACAAACATAATCTTCTTCCTCCCGTTAAAAAAGAGGATTATGCCTCTTTCATGATCCCGCGGATAACACCCAGATTCA